ACTCTTTCCCTACACGACGCTCTTCCGATCTCAAAAAGAATTTTTGCCCCGACTCACCAGCTCTCTTAACGGAATGCGGCTGGCGCTTTTCTTTGCAAATGATGATGAGTGGTGCCATTAAGCAACATCCTTATTTGTGCGGTTATGTATCTGTTGGAGATATTTCATCTTCCGAATGATGTCGGCTTTGACTTCAGGGTTGTCAATGTTCAGGGTCGCATTACCGTTTGCATCAACGGTAAGTCGGTATTTTGCTGTTTGCTCCAGATTTGTATCAACATGTGATGCTACCGCATCCGTGTATCGGCGTAGTACTTTCCCAATAAGTGTTGGCATATCTCTTCCTTGTGGTTAGTGACTAACTTTTACCACATCTCATTTACTATATAGACAGCAAAAGCTATAAAAGTGATCTTTATAACTTTTGTGCTGTCTGTACTAAATGTTCGCTTTTTTATGCTGCTCAATTTCATGGGGTTGTATTTTTTTAGTTGTCTTCTTTTCACACGTTTTTTCCTTTCAGTCACGAGAGCAACCAGATAACCGCAACGGTTGCCGCATAAATTCTGGCGATAAAGCCTGCTGTGAAGTGGCGAAACGGGTTTTCCCACGTCAGGAATGCCATTAAAGCAATCCATGCAATGGTAAAAATCAGCGCGCCCTTAACGGCGATAAACAGTTCGTTCATTGTGGTGTTCTCCTTTGTGTGCCAGGCGAATAAATTGCGTTGCGGTGAAAAAATCAGGCGCGCCAGCGCAGCCTTACTGCTGACGGCGCTCCCGGAGTTCGGTCAGTGCTGCAAGTAAATTCTCCCACCACGTTTCTTCCACGACCGGGTTTTGTCGTGAAAGCAGCTGCTGTGCCGACTCAATCATTTTCTTCAGGTCTTTGTCGCTGATCCTCCTGATGTCGTTCATGGTGTGCTCCTTCAGTTTGCTGTTTCTGGTTATGTTCATGGTCTTTGTTACCTGCGTGATTGCCTGTTGGCGGCCGAATGCACATAGCGGGCAATTGCCGCTTTTCGGTTAATCGATGCCAGTGTTCTGGTGAGTTCTGCGTTGTGTTTGTGTGCCTGCTCTTCGTGGTACTGCCGCATGATTTTTCCGGCAGGCGTGAGCGGCTCCGGCTCCCCGGGCGGACGGCGCGGACGAACGGCGACAAGCCAACTGCGGTTAGTGCTGTCCGGTCGTCCGTTGAGTATGTCGGTGATGATGGCCGTGGTGGTGCGATCGGGACTGACGACCGTGATTTCCAGCTCATCGCCAGGTTGTGGCCCCGTGGCAATGTTGTTCAGGGTCAGTAAGGGCGTGCGCTGGCGCATCAGTTCGTCAAAACGCTGTCGCTGCATGGCGCAATAAAAGCGGGTCATTGTGGCGCCTCCGTATTCGGTGCGGGGGTGATATCAATGCGGCGGGTGCTGTCATTCCAGTACGCGGTGCGTCCGTCAGCCAGGCGCACGCGGGCACCGTGACGGACGGAAACGACGGCGCTTTCATGCAGCTGCACGCCCAGCGCATCAAGCTCGCGGGTGATTTGTGCGGTGATGTGTGGCTCAGCGGTCAGTGCGACACTCACGCGAACGCCGCCAGCGGGCGCACTGATGCCGCCGTTTTTCACGGTTTCCGTGTCAGGTGGCGGGTTTTTCAGCTGCCTGGTGAGTTGTTTTCGCTCTGTAGGGGTCAGTGACCTTAACCATTCACCCAAATCACCTTCCGGCAGGGTAAGTCGCTGCTCCCTGCGTCCGTCCGGCTGCCTTTCTGGCGGGTCGTTTATGGTCAGATTCTGGTCAGGGGGACAGTTATTGCCACGAGTCCAAGGTGCGGCAAAGCCGCACTCAACGTCAAAACCCTCGTCCGTGCGGTCTTCGTTTTCCGGCTTACGTCTGACCAGTTTCCAGGTGTCCGGGTGGGTGCATATGGTGTAGCGCTCCCCGAGTGACGGGGCGCGGACGCCGTAAATGCGTTGCGGGAATTCGCCGTAGTCGTTGGCCTCTTCGGCAGTTTCGTATGCGGTGCGGACCAGGTACGTGTTGCGGGGAATGAGCACACCACCCTGGCGGGTGATATAGGTGGCAAAACATCCCACGTCGGCGGCGGCCAGTATGGCGTCAATGTCGTCATGGTCCAGACGCTGCGGGGCAGCCGGGTTACGGGCCATTTGCCCGGCAAGACGGCGGAGTTCGCGCCATACCTGGCGGGGAGGGATACCGAAGAACTGGAACTGGTGGATGCGGTGAAGGCCTGCCCAGCCGATGGCGTTCTCCACGGTTTCGGCCATGGTTTTGCCTGATTCCTTATCGACGTAAGGTTTGCCGGTTTTCGGGTCATTCCCCATGAAGGCGCTGGCGTCCAGGTTCTTACCGATATAGGTCGCGATATAGCTTGTCGGTGTGCCTTTTGCCGGGTCGATTTTTTCGCATTTAAAACGCGGGGAGATATCATCACCCAGCTCTGCGCGGTCCTCCCTGATGGCGGCGTTGCGCATGATTTCAGTGATACGGGCTTCGTTTTCCTGGCTGGTGAATACCAGCATGTGCCAGTGCGGTGTACCGTCGTGGTGGGGCTCCACGGTGCGCACGCCGTACCAGCCCAGCCCGGCCTTGTCGATGGCTCTGCGGACGGCGGCGAAAAAGCGGTAAACCAGATAATCACTGGCATCGCGTACCGTTGCTCCGCAGTATTTCGGGTTCAGGCTGCCGTCATCGTTCACGCTGTGAAAACGGGAAGGGGCTGTGACGGTGACGAAAAACGCCACGTCGCCGCGTGCTTCGGCGACCTGCTCCATTCCCCGGGCGCAGGTCATCATCTCGTTACGGCGGCTACGCGGATTAGAGAGACCTGCCCAGTAGATATCCTCAAGGCTGAACCGTTCTCCCTCTTCGTTCTCGATGTCCCAGGCCTTCAGAAAATCGCGGGTGCGCTGGCGTTTTTCGCGCCAGTCCAGTAACGCTTCATGGCTGATATATACCGATGTCTTACGTGACACCAGACCTGCGGCGCGTAACAGTTCTTCACGCCAGATGTCCCGGAGGTGTCTTAACTGACTGTTCCACCATGTCGCACAGGAAAGGCGCATGACCGCACCCGGCACCTGTTCCGGGTCGGGGGCGGTGCGGCGGTCGGGCCTGATTTCCAGCGACGGCCAGCAGGGTGGCGTGATACCCAGTTTTAACGCCATGTGTGCCAGTGGCTGGTAGGTCAGTAACCAGGTGAACAGGTCATCGTCACCCCTGCCGGTCTTTTCGATGACCTCATCACATGCGCGCTCCAGTGCGGTGGAAAACGCGGTGGCGGTCAGGGTGGCAAGGCGCTGGATTTCGTCACGGCTCAGCTGCGGCAGCATAAGCAGTTCATCCAGCCGTTCGCGGGCGGCGGTGGCCTTAAAGGCCGGGGTGGCAAAGCGTTCATTCACACGGGCGATACGTTTCAGGCGGGCACGCAGCCCGTGACGAACGAAGTTATCCGCCGCGTATGCGCTGTTGTTCTTAAGCCCTTCCCGGCGTGCGCTCTCCTGTTTGCGGCTCAGGCGTGCCAGGTCACGGATGAGCGGACCGGCAAGAAACGGCGGCAGGGCGCGCAGCTCCGCCATGGCTTCAGATACCAGTGTGGGTGGATTTTCGCGTTTGTGTCGCGTCAGTTTTTCCAGTCTGATCCGACGCTCTTCGTCGTGATGAAGATGCGAATTAATTCGCTTCCCTTCGTCTGTGGTTGTCAGGAAGGCGACGGTTTCTTCATCCAGTCTGGCGTCAGTGCGAATGTCTTCGTTGATGTAGCTCTGAATGGCCTGGCGTAATGCGGTTGGTTGCGCTCTGCCGAACGTTTCAGGATCGATAACCGGCAGCGGGGCGTTCCACGGGTACGCCAGTTGTGCGTTATGGTCGCTCATGCGTCGCACTCCCCGGCAGTTGCCGCCTGAAACGCTGCCCGGTACAGCACGAGAAGGCGCTGGTATTCACCGATAAAGTCTTCTGCGGTGTATATACCTTTCACGGCCACGCTGTGGTTTGTCATTTCCAGAACAAGCGTCATCTCTGACGACGACCAGCTGATGGCGGTGCTGTCGGTTCCGTTGATGTGAAATAAACCAAAACCATCACCATCACCTTTCACGTCCACGCGGTAACGGTCGTCAACGGTGAAGGAGAAATCCCCGTATGTGGTGACGCGTCTGGCGGCCCGTTTACAGGCGCGGCGGTAATAGTCGTGCCAGTCGTTCAGGCGGGAAGCCAGCCGGGGATCCACTGCCCACATCCAGTTAAAAAAGTCCTGAATATCTGAAAGTCCCTTAACGCTCTTCATGAGAACCTCCGGTAACAGACGTGCGGAAGCCTCCCGCGCACGGGGCGGGATGGCTTCAGGATGTTGTTTAGTGGTGGTGTTGCTGGTTGATGAGGCTTTGCAGTTCTGCCATATCTTCGGCGAGATAGCTGAAGACAGCAGCGCAGTAACGGTTTGATAGCGCGTGCGTGCGCTCATGCAGCATGTTGATATGCATGATTTGCGCGACGCGTGATGCGCGCCAGAGTCTGCGGTTGATTTCGGTGCGGATGTGAAGACGCTCAGCGCGGGCGCGCTGTTGCTTGCGGTTTGCCATGGTGTGGCCTCTTTGGTTGTAAGTTTTGAAAACTCACCATCCAGAGCTGCGAAACTGTGGGTGGCGAGACGTACGGGGTTCGCAGTACCGGCAACCAAAGAACCCGGCCCGACCGAAGTCGGCCCCGTACGCCCCGCCATAATTCTGACGCGAAAAAAACGTGGCAATACAGTACGCACAAAAAAACCGCTGGCGCGGTTGTGCGCTTTGGTTGTCAGCAGGCTGCGAAACCCGGCACCCGTTTTATGAGGTGCGGGAAAACTGTAACCCGACCAGGCGAACGCTGGCAAGCGGTTTTTTTGTGTGTGCATGATGATCACTCAGTCCGGTAACAGTTCACAGAGCACTGCGTCAGTTGCGGTGCGGCGGTGGTAGAGATGAAACGCCGCATCGTCGTTAATGTGCATCTGTATCGTGCTGTTGATGTGTTCAGCGATCATGCAGAACGTCATGTTGTGTATGTCGCGTAGCTCCGTGACCAGCTCAACCAGATGATCGCTGTATCTGGCGCAATGGTGGTTCTCACCGCATTTTTTCAGGTTGTAACCCCGTTTACGCAGTGTGTACCTCACTGTGCACTCACTGCATCCCACTTCCAGAGCCATTTCCTGTGCGGTTTTTACATGACGGTTTTTAATAAGAAAGGCTATGGCTTCTGTACTCAGTGGTGCTTTTCTCTTGCGGCCAATCAGCCCACGATTACGTAAAAAACGAATCCGGTGCATAACTGCTTTACGGGTTCGCTGAATTCGTTCAGCCATCTGATGTGTGTTGTGTTCCTGATAAAGCGAGATGAGTAACCGATCTTCCTGCTGTGTCCACGCCTTCACATGTGCCGGGGCTTTGCCCGGTATTCCCATTGGTGTAAGTCTCATCGCGATAACCTCCGTTACTGTTCCGGTTATTCGGTCGGGTTCAGGGTGTAATCAATGGCGTTTTCAATACGGCGTTTAAGGTCCCGGTGGATCTCACCTGGTGTTACTGGTGCGCCCGGACCGCTCAGCGTCGCCGTGAAGTCGTCGATTTCCTCCAGTAACAGATTGCGGAGTACGGCGATGTGGTGGCGTGCGTCTTTACCGGGCTTACGTGCGTTGGTGGTGTACTTGCTGATCATGGCCGCAGCTCTCCGTGGGCTTGTGTTTCTGATTTCCATGCCCCTCTGATGGTCATTACTTCGCGAACGGTACTGGCAATCGCGGTGATTTGTGTGCCGTCAGCCAGATGGATGTAGAGATAATCAGCGTCTGACGGGCACGGCGTGGTCGTTGTGATCAAATAACTTTCCACCATGAAATCGCGGCCTGCGGCATCGGTGAAATGCGTCAGCAGGGTTCGTCTTGTGGCGGTAAATATGCTGTTCATCGACCTGCCCCTCACGCTGAAAACTGGCCGGACTGTGCCCGGAGTTCTGCCAGTTCGCGCTCGAGGCGCAGGTTTTTCATATAGAGTTCACTGATGGTCTGTTTTGCTGTCACCATTGCCATGCTTTGCATTTGCAGGGCCATGTAGGTGGCAAAATGCTTGTCTTTATCTATTTCTGATATTCTTTCATCCAGTACATTGGTTATTTCAGTCAGCGTTTTTTGCGTAAATTCAATATGCGCCCGGTCGGTAAATAGTTTGTTTATTTCTGTGGGTGTATTGGTGCTCATAGCTGTTTCTCCGTTTCTGGATTGAGTGAAGCCCTCCGCAGATGCGGATGGTTTTAATGTTTTCTGTCCGGTTGGTTATTTATTTACGGCGTTCTTCGCCAGTAAATAAAGATTCGATATTTTTCAGCGCTTCGATAATTCGCATAATGCCAATCGCCATAAGCACGGAAATAATCAGAATCACCCATGAAAGAAATACGCTCATGCTGCTACCTCTGTGAAATAAGGCTCAACGATTTCACCTTCAAACAGTTCGGCCACAATAACTTTTAATTCTTCCAGTGCTTCGCGGTCATCGCTGCCCAGTGCGCAGTTATACAGTCCCATAATTGCGCCCCGCAGTGAGTTACGAAGTCCTTCGTCCCTGGTTACACCCCGGTTTGCGAGTTCGAAGTGATAACGCTGCAACGCATTATTAATAAGTATTTTGTAGGCTTCGATCATGGCTGAATCCTTTTATTTATCAGCGGCGATGTTCCGGGTGCTGAAAACTGCGACCGCTGATTAACCGGTCTGCCGTTCTTAATGCTTCGTGCAGGGTGAAATCCTGCCCGAACTGCTCGTCTCCGCGAGTCAGGGAGTAACAGGTATTTCCGGTAATCGGGTTGCGTGCGCCTCTGTGTATGACAATTCCGGCATCATTAATCAGCCAGGTATGTTTACCGGTTTGTTTAACCAGATGCCCGTCAGGTGTGGCGTGCGTTTCCTGCAGGCTGTAGTGCGAGTTGCTGCGTGATGCGCTGGTTGAGAAACGGGCTGCGTGGCGTTCTGTGCCAGTGCGGAAGCTGCGTCTCTGTGTCATATCGGAAAACCCCGTTTAAGTTAAATGAAAATCAGTGCCGGGATGTTTAACCACGCCCGGCGCGTGGTATTCTGGTGTTTCCACACAACCAGAAAAAGGAGATAACAATGTCTTACGACGATGAATTAATAAAAATGCTTAAATCAGTAATTGAAATCGTGGATAAAATCCCCGAAGTTCCTCCGTCTTCTGATGATAAGCACGATCAAATCAGAGATCTGGCTAACGATGTCCGCGAAAAAGTACTTCATAAATACCCTCGCAAGAGTTCCTGGAACTTTTCTAAGGGACCAACATACTAATAACCATGCCTGGTTACTCCGGCATTTTTCTTTTGTAAATAGTGGTTTTATTAAGTGCCATTTCTCCGAATATATCCACAGCCTGCTCAACGGGCAGATTAATCATTATTCCACGGGTTGCGTATAGCATTATTCCGATGCATCCATTTTCTCTACTTTCGCAAAAGTGTCCGAACTCTGCTTCTGGTTTAAGTATCAGGTCATCAATGTTTTCATTCGCTTTTAGCTTTGAACAAAAGTTAATTAATCCTTCAAGCTCTTTGTGTAACTCGCTATAGGTTGTTGTGATTGTTATTTTCGGTGAGCCTTCCAGATGCATCAGTATCGTGGCGTCCTTGTGTTCCTCTTTCAGGAGGCTTAACTGCTTAAGGACGGTTGCGGTTTTTTCTGATTTATTTTTGCCGCTCATCGATCATCACCGTTCGTTTACATCCTGGCTCTGTTCCAGCTTTGACTTTCTGCCTTTGTAAACCCGTTTTCCATTGACGGTCTGGCAATCTTCCTTATCAGCCGGGGTAAACTTTCTTTTCTGGCGGTCGTATGTCCAGTAGCTTTTCCAGTTGTGCCATTCTGGTGGCTCGCATTCCGGGAGTTCGTCGGCCAGCTTGTCCCACTCTCTGACGTTAAACCACCAAACACCATCCGAATTCTCATCTTCAGGGTTTGAGCGGGTTTTATGCCCTGGCATCTGGTTACGCTGAAGAGCTGCGCGTAATGCTGTTTTTGTTAATCCGATGTAGGCGGCCCCTTTTTCAAGTGAGCAAAGCCCGGCTATTGGGCCATCCAGCCGCAGGGTTGCCCCTTTTTTATATGTGCGCTGTGGCTTTTGTTCGTCGTTGTTATCTGTTGCTTCTTGTTGACTGGTATCGGCGTTGATGTACGCCGCTCCAGTTGTGTGATCGGTGTCAGATAACTCTTTATCGGCAATGAAGTCCCGCATTTGTTATCCTCTCGCACAGGTGCGCCTATTGCACCTTATGAATGTTTGTTCAGGTTTGTTTACTTCACCTTGTGGTGAAGAGTGAAAAGAGGATACTCATCGTATGGTGAACATGTCAAGAGATTACGCCAAAAAACTGAAGGCGATCAGAAATGCGGAAAAACTTACGCAATCTCAGTTCTCGCAAGTAACGGGGGTTTCTGTAGGAACTATAGGAAATTATGAGTCTGGATATAAACCTGCGCGAATTGAGGTTGTAGAAAAAGTAATCCAAGTCGAGCGATTTGAAAAATACACTATGTGGATACTTCACGACAAAACATTTCCCGCTGCCGGGCAGGTTGCCCCGGCTCTCTCTCTTGATGGCTCCATTCAGTCGGAGGGCGATCAGGTTTCAATCGGCATTACCCAAAAATCATCCCGATCAGGCCGCAATGCTGGCTGACGTTACACATCGAGCGGGTTTCATCTCGCAGGGAGTGTTTGGTTAATTTATCCGTTGGAGGGGCTAATCATGTCGATTAAGCAACTCAAAGACGGACGTTATAAGGTTGATGTAAGGCCACAAGGGACGGAAGGAAAGCGGATTCGTAAGATTTTTACCCTGAAGTCAAAGGCGCAGGAGTTTGAAAGGTATGTTTTGCAGAATTTTCATGATAAGCCATGGCAGGCTAAGCCAGCAGATCAGCGTCGGTTATCCGAACTGATAGAGGCCTGGTGGTTGCTTGATGGTCGTAACCAGGATTACGGGGATACCTACAGGGTCAGACTGGAAAAGATAAACCGTGAGATGGGTGATCCTCGTGCCAGTCAGATGACGCGAAAATTTATGCTCGGGTACCGGTCCGACAAATTACAGGCCGGGTTAATGCCTTCCAGCATTAACCGCGATTTGTGTGCCTTGTCTGCAATGTTCAGCTCGCTGATTGAGGGTGAGGTGTTCCATAACGAAAACCCGGTTCGGGGAATACGTAAGCTGAAAGTCAGGAACACAGAGATGGCTTTTCTTTCAGATGAGGAGATTGAACGACTGCTTGAACGACTCGATGGAGATGCGCGGCGTGTTGCCATTCTGTGTCTTTCCACGGGGGCAAGGTGGGGTGAAGCAGCTGGTTTACGTGGGGAACATATTGTAGGTAACCGCGTGATGTTCTTTAACACCAAGAACGGAAAATCTCGCGCCGTTCCCGTTTCTGATGCGGTACTTGCGTTAATTAAAACCCGCAGAACCGGATTGTTGTACCAGGCTGATTACCTCAGATTTCGGGAGATCCTTCAGGAGGTGAAGCCGGACTTACCGAAAGGGCAGGCCACCCATGTCATGCGTCATACATTCGCTACACATTTCATGATGAATGGCGGAAATATCGTTACGCTACAACGAATCCTGGGCCATGCCACGATTCAACAAACGATGACGTATGCGCATTTTTCGCCGGACTTTTTACAGGATGCAATCAGCTTTAATCCGCTGGCTGAAAGTGTCCATAAACTGTCCATCGATTAGTTGTAACTTGTGCTTATTTGCTCCCCTTGTTTTGATTTACTCATTGAAAAATAAGCAAATCATCAAGGGGAGTAAGTAGCGTTAAACCTCCTGCGGGCGCTTTTTTTGTCTCCCTTTGATACCGAACAATAATTACTCCTCACTTACACGTAATACTACTTTCGAGTGAAAATCTACCTATCTCTTTGATTTTCAAATTATTCGATGTATACAAGCCTATATAGCGAACT